ATGGATGACCAATCATTTATCAATGAGATTAACCGTTTGGAAGCTTTGAAGAAAAGTGGTAAGAAAGGTGGAACTTTAGCTTTGAAAGGTGGAGTATTCACCAGTCCAACAGTTAATATCAGGGATATGGATTGGGAGAAATTATTGATACTTGCACGTGACATGATTATTACTGGTTATGGTGCTCAACCTGCAATGGTAGGAGTAATTGAAACCGCCAACCTTGGAACTGGCTCTGGTGAATCACAAAAGAAAAACTTCAAAGACACATTGCAAGGCCGTGCAGCATTTATCGAAGGAGCATTCAACAAAGCATTAGGCCATAATGGATTTGATGAACTATTCCACTTCACCGATTTAGATATTGAAGATAAATTAAACCGTGCACAGATTGAAAATATCAGATTACAAAATGGCAGCTTATCTATCAATGAAGTTAGATCAACCTACGGTGAAGAACCAGTAGCATGGGGAAATGTTCCAATGAACTATAGCAATTATGGAATAACCCCAAACATACTTAACCCAACAAATGTAATGCCATTAGGCGAAGACATAAGCAAATCCATCAGGAATGTGCAAAAATACAAATCAAACTTATACTCATCTAATTTAATCAATTACAAAGGAGAATGACATTTATGGATTTTATCCAAATCCCATTCTGCAAAGCATTAACCCCTGAAGAAACTGCATATCTCAAATCTATATGCGATGGTTTTGAAAGACAGCTTGAAGTAGTTACTGAATATATAGGTAGTGAAGAATTTGCAGAATTACAAAATATGAATCAACAACAAATAGATGCATTCTTCCGTAATAGTGGCATTAGACAAAAATTAAATGAATTGATAAAATACAATGCGAATGATAGTGAAGATTTCATCAGACAATTCTATAAAATAGGAAGCCAACTTGGATATCAAGATATTGGTGGTGTCTTAGCTTATACTCAAGCAGATAGAATGGCATTGTATAATCTAACTACTTATAATTTTAACCTTGTTACGAATGTGAATACTGAACTACGTGAAGGTATACGTGAGGTTATCTTTAATGCTGTAGCTGCAGGTGATGGCTACCAGGTTACAATGAGAAACCTCATGGAATTACCTTTAACACCTATTAACGGGAATATTAGTGTTCGCACACGTGCAGAGATGATTGCAAGAACGGAACATGCAAGAGCATTAAACACAGGAACATTACAAGCTTATGCGAATTATGGTATTCGTGAAGTTGATGTCATTACTGTTGGAGATAGTCTTGTATGTGATGATTGTTTAGATGCTGAAGCGAATAACCCCCATTCATTGCAAGAAGCTCAATCATTGTTGCCAATGCATCCTAATTGCCGTTGCAGTTTTGGTGCGGTGGTGGAATCCGCAGGGGATATGCCACTAGATAATCCACCCGTTATGGATTTAACAGATTAATTCTCATTTCGCTACTTTATGAGAACCTTGACCTGGGATGTCATTAAACTCAACCAGAAGTACTGGGATGTAAATTTCTTCGTTTTGCGAAAGAATATTTAAAACAATCGTTTTATAGACCCTCCTTTTTGGATATGCCTCAAAAAATCTTTTTTAGGGAAATAATATAATCTTTTTTTCTAGAGTAAAATCTTTTTTAGTTGTTTATCATTTCCTTTTATGAAATGTCGGTATGCATTTTTTCTGTCTGCTTTTTAAAGGTTTTTTTCATCAAGCTTTTCACCTTTAAAAAAATTAAGTATCTCTCTATTAAAAAGATTATTCTCTAAAAAAGAGAGGAGCGTTTATTACATCTCATAGAAAAGTTAAATGGAGTTTAATAATGGTTAAAAAAGAATTTAGGGTTTATTCTCCATTGTCAACTGAGAGTGTTAAAGAATTCACTAAAGCAGCTATCAAAAAATCTAATGATGGTGATAGTGGTGAAAGAATTTTACTTGAAGGTATTGCTTCAACAACTTCACGTGACTTACACGATGAAATAGTAGCAGCCGACGCCATTGAATCAATGGCAGAGCAAGCAATTGCACTCAACATACATGCCGACCATTGGTATGGTGTGGAAGATGTAATCGGAGCTATTAAAGATGCAAGTGTGGAGGATAAAAAACTTCATATCAAATTCTTAATCACAAAAAAACACACTCCTGACATTAAGGATCTACTTGACACAGGTGTCAATTTAGGTCTTAGTATTGGTGGTTATGTCACCAATTACGATGAGAAAAACCGCATTATTAATGCAATTGAATTATATGAAATCAGTTTAACACCTATGCCTGCTAACTGGGACACTTTCGGAACAGTTACAACCAGTAAAGGATTAGTTCAATCTAATTGTTTGTCTGGTGCATGCTATGCAATTGTTAAAACTTTAGAAGAAAATAATGATGGAGATAAAACTATGGTATCTAAAAGTGAAACCCATAAGGAAGAAGAAGAATCTTCAGGATTAACTCGAGACGATGTTATACAATTGTTCAATGAGTTAATGGCGGAAAAAGAGGAAACTATTGCACAAGAAATAACTGAAAAAGTAGAATCTCAGTTAGAATCAATAGTTGACGCTAAAATCGCTGAAGCTTTAGATGAAGAAAAACCTGCTGAAGAGGAAGAAACCCCTGAAGAGGAAACTAAAGCAACTGAAGAAGAAGATGAAGAAGAAACCCCATCTGAAGAAGATGAAGATGAGGAAGAAGATAAAACCAAAAGCAATGACCCAACTATTGATATCAGTGTAACTAATGACTTAGATATCGCTGACATAATCGGTAAAAGTATTGAAAATGCTTTGGGCGATGACTTTGCAGATAAAGTTGCAGCTAAAATGTTCGGTGACTTGGATAAAACCAGAACCACAAAAGGTTCCAAATATAAACAATTCCAAGAATCAATGAAATCCCAAGAAGAGGACGGAGATGACGAAGATAAAGTTGAAAAAACAACTTACTCTACCAAAGAAACCGCAGAAATCTTACTTAGAAAACAAAAAGCAGCCAATCCAATAATGGCAGCTGCTTTGAAAAACTTAGAATAAAATTTTTTTGATATTTAAACTAAATTTAATGGAGCTGATTAATAATGTCCGAAGAAATCACTATGGATGATATTATATCTAAAATGGCAACTCAGTCTGCTGAGTTAAATGAATTGAAAAAGACTTTCCAACAAGTCTCAGACTACCCTACCTCAATGCAAATTGAGTACAGTGATGAATTGAAAACTAAAACCTTTGAAAAAGCACCTTTCTTAAGATTCCTTGAATCAAAAGGTCAAGTATTCGATGGTAAAGCTGCATTAGCAGGCTACTTTGCAGAAACTCCAGGTGCAAGTGATGTTGCATTCATCGATGAATTAGATGACATTCCTGCAGCTTCCGCTGAATCCATCAGTGAAGTAACTGACAAAATGAAAACCATCGTAGCACCAATCGAAGTGTCCATGATGGCACAGATGGGTAACTGGAACATTGACTTATTACAAAGATACCAGGACAAAAAATTCATCGAAGTTAACAACAAAACCGATGAAGCAATCATCGAAGGTTACGGTACCGCAGCTAAAAAAGATTTCAAAGGTATCACTCGTTCAATTACCACTCACACTGATGATTTAAACGGTGACGCTATTACTGAAGGAGCTATCGATGATATGTTAGAAGCAGTTGTCAATGATGGTGGTAACCCTGATGTTATCGTCTGTTCTTATGGTGTTGCTAAACAATTAAAAGCAATTGTTGCACCATACAGAAGATACAACGATAAAATCGATATTGGCTTAGGTCACAGAGTCACTTCCTACGAATCAATGTTTGGAACTGATATTCCAATTCTCGTTGATGGTAACTTTGACACCACAGGTGGTGACAAATTAGCAATCGTTGATTCTTCTACTATTGAAGTTAGAAGATTAATGCCACCTACATTAATCACCGATTTACCAGTTAACAAATTAGCTTACAAAAACGTAATTGCTGCTTTCTTAACTACTCAAAACATTGGTGAATTCCAAAACGCTTTAATCACTGGAATTGGTGACGGAGAATAAATATTTCTCCACTTTTTAATCCTTTTTTTTAAGGTGATAACATGGCATTAACTCGTAAACAATTAAACGCAATCGACTCTTCACCAGCATTGAAAGAATTGAAACCTTGGATTCTTGCAATTGATGCTGAAGATGAACCTAGACCTATAAAAAAATACTGGTTCAAATCCTATGGAGATTCTTCAGGTGAAGAACCATTAGACCAGGGAACCGCAAAAACCACAGGAGTAACTCAAAGCGATTACAGTCAGATTGTTGTTCTTACTAATGATGAACATCCTGAGTTTGTTGGTAATAAGTATTGGGTTGTTTCTAATGCTCTCCCTAGTGGAACTAATTTATATCAATTATACACTGGGGCAGGAACTGGTGCAACTGGAATGTATGTGAGAATTTCAACTAGTCCTTTCCCTAAAGAAGAAGAGGATGATGACTAAAATTTTTTTATAATTTTTTTTTTATTTTAATAATTTCTTTTTTGGAGGCAACGTATTATGACTTTAATTACATTAGAAGAATTAAAGAAACAATTAGAATTAGAAGGAGTTCCATATGAGGACTTTTCTGATGAACAACTACAGTTGCTCCTAAATAATGTAGTAAGCGAACTAATGGGATATACAAATGTCCCTATTAATCCAACATCTCATAAAATGGTTATGCGTAATTTTGATGATGATTTGTTGGAGTTGGATTTTTATCCTGTTGGTAATATTACTTCTTTGAAAATTGGATCATTAGAGTTGTCTGGTGATGATTATGTTTTAGATGATACTCTTGGGATACTCTATTTGAACTCTAGATTGAGTGGTTTGTTAGTATGTGAGTATTGTTGTAAGTTACCTGATAATGTAATCACTACTATTGTTAATCCTTTACTTTTTGATATGATTAAATATAGGTTGACTACTGGCTTTAGTGGTAATGGTGTAATGTCTTCCGTTAAAGAGGGGGATGTTCAAGTAAATTATGATACTGGTTCAAGTCTAGGTAATTTAATTCAAGGTAGAATTAAGGATTTGAAAGGTATGTACTCTATAAGAATCAAGGTGTTATAAGTATGGTATTTTTCCCAAATGAAAAATTGGAATTGTTTGAATATACAGAAACTTCAGAGTTAAATTCTTACTTAGAACCCAAATCTGAATATGTGTATAAAGAAACTGTTCCATGTGATTTTCAAAGTACAACTCCAAATGATGATATGAAAGAATTTGGAGAAATAAGAGAGGATACCTATAAAATTTATATTGATTCTAATGTACCTGTTGATTCTTCCATGATTTTAAGATTGGAAGGTAAACCTGAAACTTATGAGATTACTGGAAGTGTAATTGATAATAATCATTTACTCCCCGTACGTCATAAGAAATTAGTTGTTATTCAACAACGTAAACCTACACCTGTAATCATACCCGACCCTGATGATGAAGATGATGTTAAACCTACAGAAACAGACCCATCAATAGATGATGGTGACGGAGATGATACAA